ATGCCCAACGTGCCCGGCGGGCACGGCCTGTACGTCGAATCTGGCGGCGACCCGATGACCGAGTTGACCGTCGCCGACGTCTTCCAGCGCCTGGGCGCAGAGTGGCCTGCCGCCGAACGGAACGCGGAGCCACGGCATCAGCTCGTTGGCGAGCTGGAGGCGTGGTGGGCGGACGCGCTCGCGCCGCGCCGGTACGTGCCGCCGGTCGAGGGCGCGGGCGGTTGGTGAGCAGCTTCGAGGAGATCGCCGCTCAAGTCACGAACTTGCGGGAGCAGCTGCTCGGCATCAGTCGCGAGGTTGACCAGATCGGCATCCAGCTTGAAAGCGAGATCCTCCCGCTGGCGACCGCGACGTTCGCCGGCGCGGAGAGCCCGGCAGCGCTGCGCGCACTCAGCGCGCTTGCCGCCGCGTACCAGAGCGGCCTTGGCTTCAGCAGCGCCGTCTTCGTCGCGGCTGACGACATGAGGACCTACCTCGTTGAGATGTGACCTAAGTGGACGAACAAAGGAAGGAAGTCGTGATGAGGACGACACCACCGCAGATGGGTGCGGGAAACCCCTGGCGTGACGACGGTAAGCCGTGGACACCGCCGACGCCGCCACCTCCGCCGCAGCCCGACACGCCGAAGTAGCCGTCAGGCCGAGATGAGCGAGCTGCCACCGGGCCAGGGCGAAGAGGAGGTGGACGTGCGCCTGCTGGTGCACTCCAGCACCGATGACGACGGCGAGCCGGTGCTGTCGCCGTGGCTGTCGCTCAAGAACGACAACCCGCCGAAGCGTTAGTTGACAGATAGTGGTCAACCCGCCCGAGACGTGTAACGCCCGATTGTTGTTGTGCGACAACCGTATTTGAACGCCGAACATCCGACCTAGGGGGATTTCCCGAATGAACCGCATCGCCGCCAGCGTGCTGACCGCCCTGCTGGTGCTCAGCGGGACGGCGTGTAGCTCGCCGTCGACCGGCACCTCGTCCTCGACCGGCAGCTCATCCGACGCCAGACCCGCCGACGCTGCGGCGCCGGTCGAGACCAAGGCCACGCCGAAGACCGCGAAGGACGTGACCGAGGCGCTCGTCGGGAAGATCCCGAGCTTGACGCTGGCGAAGGTCTTCACTGCCGAGGACGACCCGAACCGGCAGCTGGGCAGGCCGAACAGCTACACGTCGAAGACGTTTTTTACCGACAGCCGCATCGCGGCGGAGCTGCTCGAATTCGCCAAGGAGAACGACCCGCTGCGGGGCGGTAGCGTCGAGGTGTTCGAGACCGAGGCGTTGGCGACCGCCCGCAAGAACTACATCCAGGAGTTTGGCAAGACGACGCCGCTGCTGGCCGAGTACAACTACGTCGTCGGCGGGGTGCTGCTGCGGGTGTCCAAGGAGCTCACGCCTGCCCAGGCCAAGGAGTACGAGACCGCGCTCAACGAGATCCTCGGCTAGCCTTACGTGCACGACGAAAGCGGCCCCGCACACCATCACGGTGTGCGGGGCCGCTGGTCGTTCAGGGGTCAGGCAGAGGTGATCCCGATGCAGAAGTCCAGGTAGTCGACAGCGCCGGTGAGGTCGAGCGTCGCGCCGGGCGCTGCGGCGCCGTCGACGCGCACGGTGGTGCGGCGATCGGCGGGGTTGAACACCCAGCCCTCGATGTTGGTGTCGGCGAACAAAACGTTCGGACCGCTGGCGCAGGTGGAGTGAGCGGTGAGCCACACACCCGCGCCAGTCACCGCGGCGGCCGCGGTGAGCGCCACCGTGCGCCAGACCTGCGCCGAGCCGGTGGTGAGCGCGGCCGCCACATCGCCGGTCGTGCCCAGCCGCGTGAGGTCGGCCTGATAGACGCCAAACTCGACCGCGCCAGGCCCGACCGCGAGCGCCTGCAGAGGGAACTTCACACCGGCGATCACCGTGCCCGGCGGCACCGGCAGCCAGAACGCGTAGAGCCGCGACGCCGTGAGCGCGATCGTCTTGGGCTCCACATCGGACAGATCGTGCGGCAGCATCGTCATCGCGACACAGCCCCACCGGCGAGCCGGGTTGAGCATCGCCAGGCCGGGCACGGTCGGCGCGGCCGCGGTGCCCGACAGATCACCGGCAAGGCGCACCACACCATTGATGAGGGCCGTGGCGTCCGGAGTTGATCCGCCGGAGGCCTCCGGCAAATTGGCCGCAGGTACCTTGCCGTCCGCACCCAACGGCGCCACCCCGTTGACCGCGCCACGTTCGGCGCGGGCGAGGTACAGCGACGGCAGGTCCGGGTCGACCGGGTCGAGGGTGGTCTCGTCGACCAGGCAGTCGACCAGGTTCACCGGTGCGCCCGACACCGGCGCGATGAACGCCCGCGCCACCGGCGTACCGGAGATGCGGAACGTGTAGTAGCTGTCGGGTCCGGCGATCTCCGCGTTGGGCGTGAGGGTGAAGGTCACCAGGCCGGTGTCGTCGGAGTCCTCGTCGGCCTGGTCGATGATCTCGCCGGTCTCGTTGGCCAGCCACAGACCGAGGCCGGTGAGGGTGACCGTGCACCGGCGCCGCGGCACACCGGTCTGACCGGGCCCGTAGAGGTAGTGCTGGATCGCCACGGTGGACACGGTCAGCCTCCTCCCGGCTGCTGGTCACGGCGGCGCTCGAGGAACGCGGACAGGTCGCGCGCGAGCTCTCGCTGCGCGGTCTCCGGTCCCCGCACCCGCAGGGTGAGCGTCGCGTCTCGCGTCAGCTGTTCGACAGTGGCGAGCACGACCTGGCGCTCGTCCTCGGTCAGCGGCTGCTCGTCCTCGTCGGGCGCGGCTGCGGCCGGAACGATGTAGGCGACGCCGAAGGTGACGAGCACGCCGATCGCCGCGGCGACGCCCGCGGACACCTGCAGGTGCAGCAGGTCGGTGAGGACCCACAGCACGACGGTGGCGGCCGCGCCGGCGGCACCGCCGCCGGCGACTTTGGTAACCGGCAGCCACGAGCCCACGTCGCGCATCAGGGCGTGACCTCGTCAACGCCGCGGCGCAGCACGTCGACCAGGGCGACGCGGACCTCGGCCGACAGCAGCGGCAGCAGGGCCTTGGCCACCTCTGCCGGGTCGGTGCCGCCGAACGAGAGCGCGCGGACGGCGTCAAGGACCTTGGTCTCGTCGTCGGTGAGCTGACCCGTCAGCCCGAGGAGCCGGTCAAGCTTGATGCCGTTGAGGTCGACGTAGCGCAGCAGGTCCTTGCCGGTGGTGTCATAGGTGTCCGCGCCAGACCGGACCGCGCCTGTGCGGAAGAACAGTTCGTACAGGCCGCGGATGGCACTCTCCGTGTACCGGAAGTACTCCTCCAGACTCATGCGCTGGCGTTCGGTTTCCCCGTCGTTCTCGTGCGGGTACCGGGCGAACTGGTCGGTCAGTGCCATGTCGTTGTCTCCGTCCACTCCAGGCCAGACGTCGGCCACGATGCTGATGTCGTAGTGCCCCGGCGCTTTCGCGCGGCCGGTGCCTTCCGGCGCGGTGTGCTGCTTGGCCACGCAGCCCGCCGGGATGTTCTGGACGCCGTCGTACTCAGCAACCCAGAAGTGCGGCCGGGCCACACCGGCGCGATCGAACGCCGCCCGCACGAGGTGTAGGTGATTGCGGTAGTTGCAGTAGATCGTCGGGTCGATGCCGCGGCGTCGAGCCCGCTGCACCCACCCCACGCCGAGGTCGGCCGGCCAGTAGCCCTTTGGCTCGAGGTTGAGCACGACGCCGTGGTCGCGGCCCAGCGCCGTGATCGTCACCTTGGAGGCATTGGGGAACAGGCCCCACTCCTCGGCGCTCCAGGCGTACAGGCCGTCGATGTAGCCCGCGACCATCTGCGCGGTGCGGGGGATCGCCCTGGGACTCACCGAGTCGTACATTGTCCGCACTTCAGCCTCCTTGGATCGCGGTCACAACGGCGGCGATCGACACCAGGACCGCGATGACTGCGATGACCGTGGTGATGCCCCACCTGCGGCCAGCGGTGTTGTTCTGCTGCTGCAGCAATAAGGCGTCGATCTGGCGCTGCTTGTGCGCCCCCTCGACTTCGAGCTTGGTGATGCGGGTGGCGTGATCGCCGAGCTTGACGTCCAGCTTTTCGTCCAGCCTGACGAAGGAGGACTTGAGCTCGTCGAGCAGGGACATCACCCAGGCGGCTGAGACGTCGTTTTCGGACATGGCACATGGCCCCCTTGGAGTTGATTGGTTGTCCGCTGTGGACGTTCAGGCGAGGCCTTGGGCAAACACGGCCATCCAGCCGATGTTGTCGGCGTCTGCCTCCAGCTTCCCGGTGCCGGCGTCGTTGTATGCCGACAGCCCAACTGTGATCTGCCCACCGGAGGGCGTGACGTCGGAGAACACCTGGGACAAAGCCTGGAAGTCGTCGAACGCGGTGGCGGTGTGGATGCGGCGCTTACGCGCGTAGGCCTTCTTCGGGGTCGACGTGGTCACCGACGCGCCACCGGCGGCACGGATCAGGAAGAAGCCGGTGCCCACAAGCGTGTTGGTCCACCCGGCGTCGACCAGGACCCAGTAGTTGATGCCGGTGAACGCGGGCACCGTCAACGTCTGCAGCATGACCTCACTCGTCGTGAACGTCGCGCTGTCGACCGTCCACGTGGTCTGTCCGACGAGCCTGCCCAGCGCGTTGAGCCGGGCCGCGGTGGCGTGGTTGCCTGCGGCGAGTGACATCGCTGACCTCCTACAGTCCGATGTAGTTCGGTGCGGCCAGTTGCACCGGCGCTCCGGCGGCGTGGCTCTTTTCCACGCCGTTGACGCTGCGGGCCGACACCGTCGCGGTCTGCGGGCTCGACGCCCCGGACATGGCCGAGACCGTGATGACCTCGCCGCCGATCTGCAGGTCGAGCGGGTAGTCGCCGGAGTCGGTCGACCACAGCTCTTGCGTGGACACGATCGACAGGCTCAGGGCGCCGCTGGAGACGCCGACGCCCAGCGTCGAGCTGCCGCTGTCGATGCGGTCGCGTGCCGCGTCGTCGAGCACCAGGACGTCGTAGGGCGAGGCCGGTGCGCCGGTGGTCTCGATCTTGTGGTCGAACGCGCCGAGGGTCTCGGTGTAGCCGCGCGCGATCTGGTCGACGACGTCGTAGCTGTGCGAGTCGGCGACCGTGCCGGACACCGTCAGCCGGTCGCCGATGTCGAGATCGAGCGCGGCCGCGGACAGCGTCGCGTTCGCGACCACGTGCGGGCTCGCACGGTCGATCGCGATGGCCGGGTAGCGCGGCTCGTCGACCGTGCCCAGGCGCAGCAGCCAGTTGGCGAGGTCGGGCAGCTGCGCGTCAGCCTCGACGTTGACGTCCACTGTGGAGTCGTAGCGCCCGACGCCACCGGCCGAGGGGTCAAGCACCGACATGCGGCCGGTGGTCTGCACCGCGCGCGCGGTCGCCCCGTCGACCCTGCGGGCGGTGACGTCGTTGCGAGTGGCCTGATCGTCGTCGACCGGCTCGTACGGTGCCGCGACCTCGCCCGCCGCGTAGTCCAGAGAAGCTCGCGCGCCTTGGCTGTAGATCGACTCGCGGGTGCGGTAGGCGACGCCGAGCTCCCCGCACGACTCATAGAGGATGCCGGTGTCGGCGGCCTCGCACTCGCGCAGCAGCTCCAGCAGCGTGCCCACCGGCTGCGGTCCCATCCGCATGGACGAGGTACGCGTGCCGTGGATCGCGACCGAGACCGCGTTCTCGGTGCACAGCCGAACGATCCGGGCCGCGGCGGTCTCGCCGATGTAGGCGTTCAGTTCTAGGGCCAGGTCGAACAGCGTCGTGATCTGGTCCTGCACCGAGATGTGCCCGATGACGGAGTCGCCGAGGTTTCGCTGCGGTGCCATCCACACCCGCGTCGCGCGCCCGGTGGACTGCGCCGGCGCGGTGCCGCTGGTGAACGCACCCCCGACGGCCCCGACCTGCAGAGTGCTAATCAGCCAGTTGACGTCGCTGCCGCTGTCGGAGAGCTCGACGCTGACGCGCAGCAGCTTGCCCTGCGGAGCGAAGCCGATGTTGGCGGTGGAGAACGGGATCGTGACCTCGTCGCGGCAGCCCTCCAGCCGCAGCAGCCCGGCACCGCCGTAGACCAGCTGCCAGAACGTCAGGCTGCCGCTGGTGTAGACGCGGGCGATGATCGCGTCCGTCGCGACACCAGCCGCCGGCATGTGCATCAGGAACCGCAGCTGGATCTTGCCAGTGCTGGTGTAGGTCGGGACCGACGCGTCCCATGTGGACGTGCCCATCGTGGGAAGCGGTTCGCTGCACACGAAGCCGTCATCGGCCGACAGGCTCGGCGTTCCGGCGATCACCATCGGCGGTCCGTCGGGCAGCCCGGACGCGATCTGCACGGAGTCGCGGCCGTCCTCGCACGGCCAGTACGCCACCGGACTGATCGACAGGAGCGCCCGGTGCAGCGCCGAGTGCAGCACCGGCGCGCCCTGACCGAGGCGGCGCATGATGCCCCACGCCTCGATCGGCACCCACTTGTCGTTACCGGACAGGTCCCACCGTGGCGGCAGCGACGACACCTCACCGATGTAGCGCGGCGAGGACACCACGACGTCGGTGTAGGTGAACACCCACGGCAGGGCGTTGCTGTTGCTGGCGGACACGCCGGACCGGATGCCGACCCACCCGGCGCGCGCGGCCGGCAGGGTGCCGCTGACGTGCCATCCCGCCGGCTCCGCGGCCGAGGCCGCCCACACCTTCGCGCGCAGGACCGAGCCCTCCAACTGCGCGCGGACCCGCAGTGCCTGCGACGAGGTGTGCGTCAGCCCGGCGATCGTGACGGTGTCGGAGTAGTTGGTGCCGTCGACGTGCATCAGCTTCACCGTGACCGCCTCGGCGGAGGTGATCACCACCCGCACTATGTAGTAGTCCGTAGTGGACAGACCGCCGAGCACGAGGTTGCACGGCTCGACGTCGCCGCCCGTCACGTCGGACACCGCCAGCGACACCGTCGCCGCGACGTCGACCCTGCCCTGCACCAGGCCGGCCAGGTAGGTCATGCGGAAGCGGTTGGTCACGGGGACCGAGTGCGTGCCGCCGGACGGAGTCACGGCGAACTCGCCGGCCACCGTGCCGACAGATCCGTGCGTCGTCCACGGGTGGCCCGAGCTCGACGTGTCCCACCCGTTCGCGACGATGCGCGCGAAGACATCGGCGGCCAGCCGCAGCGCGAGCCGCAGCGGGGTGTTGCGGCCGAGCGTGCCGTACCACGGGCCCACCGGGTTGCGCGGCGAGAACCGGCCGTCGGAGTTGTCGAGCTGCAGCCCCACCCGAGACGGACCCGCCTGCCCGTTCTCGGAGCGGTCCCCGCGCTCGACGTCGAACGCCTCCTTCACCCGGATGTAGTCGGCGATCGACTGCCAGTCGCCACCGACGTACATGTCGGCGTCCAGCGGAAGCTGCGTGTCCGGAAAGCTCACCGTCGCCCCCTTCCCAGCACGAGCTGCACGTCGCCGCCGCGGGCGACGATCTCCTTGGACAGGACCTCGACCAGCAGCGCGCCCAGCTTCGAGCCGTCGCTGCCGATCTCCAGCCGGATCGGACGCTCACCACGTGCCGCGGCGAACCCGCCACCGGCCGCGCCGGCACCCGTCCCGCCGGCACCGCCGCCGAACTGGTCTCGGGTGCCCTCGGCGAGCTGTCGTGCCGCGGTGACCGCGACTCCGCGGCGCGAGTCGATACCCGCGCCGAACGCCGCGGCGATCGACTGGCCCGAATAGCTGACCCAGCCCTTGCCCGAGAACGGTCCCTCGATCGCAGGGCTGAAGGGGAACAGGTTGCGGATGCTGCCGAGCGCGCCGGAGATCTTGTTCTTGACGGTCTGCACCATGCTCATGAAGCCGTCGGCGAGGGACCGCAGCATCGACGCGCCGCTGTCGTAGAGCTGCCCCGGCAATCCTGACAGGACGGACATGATCTTGCCGGGCAGTTCGGTCACTCTGCTGATCAGGTTTCCCAGCCAGGTCACCGCCGCGGTGTAGGCGGAGGAGAACGCGCCGCCGATCGCCGACGCCACGCGCGGCACTGCGCCGACCAGCCAGTTGATCGCGGCGCTCAGCCTGCTGCTGATGTCGAGCGCCATCGTGCTCACCAAGCCGATCACCCACTGCATCGCCGGGGCGAGCAGACCGACCAGCCAGCCGACCAGCTGCGCCACCAGCACGATCAACGGCGTCAGCGCCGACACGATCGCGATCAGCGGCGGGAACAGGGCGGCGGTCAGGGGGACCAGCGACACCATGATGTTGACCAGCTCGTCGAGGATCGGCGCGACCGCCGACAGCGCGCCGAACAGCAGCGTGGCCAGCGCGCCCGCGAGCGAGCCGACCAGCGGCAGCAGCGGCATGATCGCGTCGAGCAGCTTGAGCAGCGCGCCCGAAACGAACTGCACGATCACGCCGAGGATCTGCGTGACGATCGGCACCAGCGCCACCAGGATCGGCGCCAGCCCCCCGACGAGCGACGCGACCACCTGAGCCAGCGTGGGAATCAGCGACATGATCGGGGTGAGCAGCGAGGCGAGCACCGGCACCAGCGGCATCACCGCGTCCACAATGGACGCGAACACCGGGGCGAGCTGCACCAGGACGGCGCCGAGCTGGGTGAAGATCTCCGCCAGCGCTCCACCGGCCGCGGCGAGCAGCCGGCCGATCGCCTCCGCCAGCGGCATGATCGCCGTCGCGACCGCCGCGAGCGCCGGACCGAGCGCGCTCAGCACAGGCCCCAGCGCGGAGACCAGCGAGCTGACGAGCGAGCTGATCACGGGCAGCAGCGCCGACAGGATCGTGCCGCCGACCGCAGCGAACGTGCCCAGCAGCGTGCCCAGGGTGGGCAGCAGCTGCGCCAAGAATCCGCCGAGCGCGGAGAACGCGGTGCCCGCACCCTCGGCGCCGGCACTGAGGTTGGCGAAGAAGCCACCCAGGCCGGTACCGAGCGAGGCCAGCAGGTTCGCCAGCCCGTCGATCGCCGGGCCGCTGGCCTTGAGGGCCGTGACGAAACCCGGCATCGCGTTGACGGCCAGGCCGGTGATGCCCTCGGTGAGGGTCAGCAGCATCGGGCCGACCGCGGCGAACGCCTGCCCGAGCATCGGGGCGATCTGGGAGAAGCTCTTGCCAAGCTCGCCCGCGATCTTGACGAACACGGGCACGAGCGGCGCGGCCGCCTTGGTGAGCTCGGCCTTGACCTTGGTGCCCAGGCTCGTGAACGCCGCGACGACCTGAGCGTTCTCCTTGAGCGCCATGGCGCCGAGCCCGGCGATCGCCAGCGGTAGCGCGGCCAGCGCGCCACCGGCTAGCAGGGCGCCACCAGCCGCGGCCGCGCCGACGCCGGCGAACACCTTGGTCAGCGTCAGCAGCGCCGAGACGTTGCGCCGGGCCATGTCGCCGGTCATCTGGCCGGCGTGGCGCAGCACGACCGCGGCCGCCATCGCGGTCGCGCTGATCCCCTTGATGATCTTGCTGACGCCGTCGCGGCCCAAGAAGTTGAACAGCAGGCTGGTGTCCGACATCGCGAGGAGTCACCTCCTCGCATCGGATCAGCCGGTCAACGCCGCTGCTGGCGTTGTTGCTCGGCGTGGTGCTTACGGATGGCGTCGACCTCGGCGAAGCACTGCCGAAGCTGCGCGACCGTCAGGCCTTGTTGCTCGGACGGCGGGATGTGGAGGTGGAGGGCGATTTCGACGGCGTATTCGTGGCGCCGCTCGGTGAGGCTTTTCCCTTGGCCGCCACGTCCTCGGGGGTGATGTGCTTGGCCAGCTCGGTGTCGATGTACGCCAGTGCCTTCTCGCGGTCCGCTGCGGGGAGCGTCGCGTTCTCGGTCTGCTTGCGCATCGACAGCAGCTCGTCGCGGTCGAGCTCGATGGTGAACGCGCGCCGCTCGAACCGGGGCAGGTCGGCGTACGCCAGCGTCGGGTGGATCAGGCGCTGCAGGTGCCACAGCAGTACCCGCCGGGCCCGCGTCTGTCCCTGCAGGATGCCGACGTGGAACTCATCGAACGTGCCGCGGTAGTGGTACTCGATCTCCTCGGCCGCGTCGTCGAAAACCTTGTTGGGATCGAAGTCGTCCCACACCTGCTCGTCGCCGTCGGACGGCTTGTACTTGATGATCATGGCGGGATCACACCTTTCGTCGGAGCCGCTTCTCGGCGGCCTTGATCACGTTGCGGGCAGCCCGCTTGTGCGCGCTGCGGTCTGCTCTCACGGTCTTGTCGAACCAGCCCGGCGCACCGACCTGGCGCACGCGCTGGCGCGGGTTGCCGATCATCGGCCGCCGGAACGACTTCTGGTTGAGGCGCTTGGGCGCGTTGCGGAACTTGCGGACGTTGGGGGTCTTCTTGGCCTTCAGCGTCGCGCCGGGGAACTTGCCGGTCGGGCGGATCTGCACCATGACCTTGGCCGCGACGCGGCTGCGCAACTTCATGCCGGCGTGGCCCTTGCTCGGCATCGCCCGGATCGCCGCGCGGGCCTTGGTCCGGGTGGGGTTCAGCGCGCCCCGGAACTCCTTGACCATGTCCTTGCGCAGCGCCTTGCCGTCCTCTTCCGACTTCATCGCGCGGGCCAGGCGCACGAGGCGCTTCTCGTCGTAGGTCATCTCGACCGGCACGCGATCACCACCTACTCGAAAGCAATTCTTCGAGTGTTGCTTTCAAGTAGGTCAGGCGACGGCGCGGGCGATCGCGCCGGAGGTCTTCCAGTCGACGTCGAACTCGTTGACGCCACCGACCTCACCGGCGATCGGCTTGTGCGAGCTGACCAGCAGGTTGCCCGAGTAGGTCGGGTTGCTCGCGCTGACCGCGGTGTTGACCGCGCGGGCCGAGAACGTGACGACGGTCCCGAAGATGCCCCACAGGATCTCGTCGAGCGCGCCGTCGGCCAGGTCGTTGATCCACTTCAACGCGAGCGCACCATCCTTGAGGCCACCCAAGCGCGTCTTCCAGCCCAGGCTGCCGAACGTCGTGACGTCCTTCTCCTCGACCTCCATGCCGAGCTCGGCCTTGGCGCAGTAAGTCGACAGGTCGTTGCCGGAGACCGTCACCAACGCGGCGGTCAACACCATGAAAGTCATTGCTACCTCACTTGATTCCGAAGGAGACGACGAACAGGAACGACGGCCCGACGCCCGTGATCGTCCACTTGGGACGCCACCAGGTATCGGTGATCGCGCCCGCAACGCGACCGGCTTCCTGCGCGCCAGTGTCGGTCGCGGCCGCGAACGACAGCCGCGTCGTCGGGCTGGCAAACGCCTCGGCGTCGTCGGACTCGATCTCGACCGTGATCGACGGCGTGGTGCCCGCGGCCGACAACACGTGCAGGCACGCGTAGAGGTGCTGGCCGGCGGCGACCGCGCCGAGCTCCAGCGCCGTGCCGGTGCCGGTGGCGGTACGTGCCGTGCCGGGCGGATGGGCGATGAGACCGCGTGCGGTGGGCCAGTCGCCCTTGGCCTCGGCCTCCCATGGCGCGACCTCACCGACCGCGCCGAGCAGCTTGTAGGTCGTGCCGAGCGCCTTGGTCAGATACGCGACGTCGCCGACCAGGGCGCCGTGCTCGGTCGCCGTCCACGCGTCGTGCGCGCCCAGTCGCGCCCACATGTGGTCGTCGACCATGGCGGCGCTGCCGGCTTCCCAGAAGCCGGATGCCGACACCGACGAGTCGAACAGCCCGCCGGTGCGCTCCTTCGCGCCGCCGCTGCCGAAGGTCGTGCGGTCCTTCTCCTCGCGGTCCAGCGCCAGCTCGACCTTGTTGCTGACGCCGGTGAGGTCGACACCGCCAGCGAACAGCCGGCAGTTGGTGAGCACGCGGAACATCAGTCACCTCTTCCGATGATGTAGACCTCGATGTCGGCGCCGAAGTGGAAGCTGCCCATCGGGTGCTCGTAGAGGCCGATACCGCCGGCCTTGCGCACGTGCACGTCGTGGCAGGCGCCGCCGAGCGCACCGGCAGCGGGTGTGCGGGTGGCTTCGAGCGCGGCCTTGATCGACGTCGACCCGGTGCGCTTGAGGTAGTTCTGCAGCTCGATCTGCCCGGACCGGTCATCCGATCTGGGCACGAGCACCCGGCAGGTGACCACCCAGGCCTCCATGCCACCGGCGAACGACTTGTCGTAGTCGATCTCCATCTCGGCGGGGAAGAAACTCGGCGGGTTCGGGGCGTCCGGCACGAACTCGAAACACCGCAGGCCGGTGATCGTCGCGGCCGCGGTCTTGAGTCCGCGGTAGACCGCAGGGATGTCCACTGTGGATGGCACCTCTCTTCCGGTGAACAGGAGGAAGCGAGGCAGGCCGGGGCGCCCTCGTTGACGTCTCGCTCGCCCTCGAGGGCGGCCCCGGCCTTGGTGTCCCGATCCGCCAGTCGGGACGTTCTGGTGCGCTGTCAGGCCAGCGCGAGCCGCCGCAGCGGCTGCAGCAGCGCCTCGACGTCGGGGTCGACGCGCGTCACCCGCACCGGGCCCCACGCGTCCGACGCGGCGACGCCCTCGGGGGAGTCCTTGCGGCGGAACCGGCGGGCGGTGAGGATGCGCGAGGCCTGCACGACCTCGGCGGGTATGGACGGCCAGCCCCACCGGGTGCTGACCCGTAGCCGTTCGTCGGCGCTCAGCGGCCAGCCGACCGTGCGCAGCAGGCTGGTCACCGGCCGACCGCGCACGATCGCGTTCTCCGGCAGGAACTCCACACTGGACGTGACGTCGGTCCACGTCGATCCCGAGCCGATCTCGACCACGATGTCGTCGGTGACGCCGATGTCGTCGACGATGAAGCTCTCCGCGCACCGCGCCGGGTCCGGACGCGAGATCCGGCCGTGCGGGGTGAAGATCCGCGTGACCGCCACGGGGTCGAGCCAGAACCGCCGGCCGCACTCGTTGTCCACCGCGCGGCACGACGAGTGGATCGCGTCGTCGAGCAGCTCGTCGTCGGTGTCGTCGCTGATGCGCATGGAGGCCTTGAGGGACTCGCGCTGGATGTAGACCGGGTCCGGCATCTCGCCCCCTCAGTGCTCGTGCGGGAACAGCTCCGTGATCAACCAGTCCTGCGCGAGCAGGTCGGCGCCGGTCGGGTGCCACACTGCGAGCGTCGAGGCCGCGAGGTCGACGACGTCGATGTGCGGCTCGTAGCTGACGGTGCGGCCGACGAGCTGCGGGGCGGCCTGGCCCACCGGGCGGTCGGCCGTCACCGCGAACGTCGACCCCGGCACGACGATGAGGAACCGTCCCTGCGGCCAACCCGACCGTGCGACGCGGACGCCCTGGAGCAGGTGCTCCAGGGCACGGCTGAAGCCGATCACCCGCGCGTCTCCGGAGTCGGCTCAGCGCGGCCGCCGCCGGCACGCGATCGCTTGGCCGCGCGCTCCGGCCGGCCCGTGGCCGTGCGCTCCTCCTGCGGCGCGGGCACGGCGCCGTCGGCGTTCTGCTCGGTTGCGGGCACGGTGGTTTCCTCCTCGGGCATTGCGGCCGCGGCGGTCTCGGACGGCGCGCCCTCGACCACGGCGTTGGTCGCCTTCTCGCCGAGCGTCGCGGCGATCGCCAGCTCGGCAGCGCGCACCGGGGCGACGCCGGCGACGAGCTCGGCCGCGAGCTCGCGCAGCTGCCCGGCGAGTTCGCCGTCGGGGTCGACCACGTTGTCGTCGACCACGGCACGCGCCTGCACCTGCAAACCCTCGAGCTCGGCCTGGCGCTGCTGCTCGGCGTCGACGAGGGCCTGGCGCACGGCGTCCTCGACGGCCTGGTCGGTCGCGGCCTGGTCGACCACGACGTCGCGCGCGAGCTCCGCGCGGTCGCCGTCGCACCACACCGCGACCTGCTCGTCGGTCATCGCGACGACATCGCCGGCCACCCACGAGAAGTCGGCCCCGGCGACCGCCTGCAAGATCCTGACGAGTGCCATCAGGAGTGCACCGCCGGAGCGACCCGCGGGTTGGCCAGGATCACCGTCGCACCGTAAACGCCACCGGTGGTCGTGCCCGCCGCGGTGACGATGGCGCGCAGGTAGCGCTTGCTGCCCGTGTAGCCGATGTCGTAGGTCTTGTTGTCGTCGGTGCTGGCGATCACCGGCTCGGTGCCGAGCAAGTAGGCGTCGGCCACCGCGGCGAAGCTGGCGTTGTCGTCGGAGTCCTGCACCTCGATGGTGTGGGTTCCGTCGGTGATCGCGCCGGTGTGCACCACGACCATCGCGTCCTGGTAGCCCAGGCCGTTGTCGTTGCGGTCCACGCCGGTGCCGTTCGCCGACGCGGTGCGCGCGACCGGCACGAGGCTGCTCTTGGCCCGCAGCGTGCTGTAGACGTCCATCAGGGGTGTCCCCTTTCGAGCATGGGTGGTGGCCCCGCACCGCGCGCAGGAACGCGGCACGGGGCCCCTTCTGTGGGGTGCAAGGAGGTGCGGCCCGGATCGGGCCCGCGATCAGGCCGCGGCGTGCTCGTAGGCGCGGATCGCCGAGGCGTCGTCGACCATGCCGTCCAGGCGCGCGAACGCCAGGAACGCCACCTGCAGCGACTCGGCGTAGCGCTCCGCGAGGCGCAGCAGCTGCACGCTGAGCACGTTGCGGACGATGTAGCCGGCGTTGATGTCACCGAACACGATCGACCGGGCCGACGCCGCCGGGACGGGCATCGAGTTGTCGATCGTGTACTCCCAGCCGTTGATGGTCGCCGGGAAGCCCCGCTCCGGAACCGGCACCCACAACGGACGGCCCTGGGTGTCCTTGAGCTTGCGGATCACCGCCAGGGTGTCGTCGTGCAGCAGGTACCGGGCGCGGCCGCGGTCGCGGTACGCGACGTCGACGGAGTGCTCCAGGTCGACCAGGTCGTCGTAGATCACCGACGTGGTCTGACCGCCCGCACCGGTCTTGCCGATCGTGATGTTCGTGGTGATGCCCTCGGGCTGGCTGACGCCCGTGCCGACCGCGAACGCGCGCGCCGAACGGCGGCCGATGCGCTCGCCGAGCTTGCGCGCCAGCCACGTCTCGACGTCGATCGCGGAGTCCTGCAAGAACGGCAGCGACGCCTTGACCATCTTCGACGAGACGATGAACGCGTCGAGCTCGCGCTGACCGATCGTGACGTCCAGCTCGGTCACCGCGGTGTTCTCGCCGAGGAACTCGCCCTCGTTGCCGGTGTCGTCGTTGGTCGGCCACGGCAGCTTGTTGCCGGTCGCCGTGTTGATCACGTTGGCCAGGCCCAGAATTCCGCCGAAGGCCTTCATGGTCTCGGTGATCGTGGCCCGGAAACCCTCCGGCACCATGAACCCGCCGGCGGTGCCGACACCTGCAGCCTGCGCCCGCTGCGCGCGGCCGCTGCCGGCGAGCAGGTCGTCGTAGGTGCTGCGCAGCAGCTGCTGCTGCTCGGGCGCCAGCGCGGCCATGCCGTCGCGCATGTAGCCGTCGAACGCCTCGGCGTAGCGGCGGTCGTGCTTGGCGCGCTCGACCGCGTCGCCGTCGACGTCCTCACCGGTGACCTGGATGATCTGGGAGCGGTCGACCTGCTCCAGCTGCGCCATGCGCTGCAGTCGCTCGATGTCGCCGGAGACCTCCGAGAGCCGCTTCTCGGCGAGGTCCCAGTTCGCCCGCTCCTCGGCGGACATGTCGCGGTCGCCGGTCTCGGCGGCGTCGCGGATGTCGAGCATCCGCTGCCAGACCTTGTTCTGCTCCTCGACCAGGCGGTCGAGCTGTGCGGTTGCCATCAGTGGTTGTCCTTCCCAGTCGGCAGGCCCAGGCGGGCCCCGTAGGCGTTGATCAGGTCGTTGGGGGACAACCGAGTGGTCTTGCCCGGCTCGGCGTCGTCCTGGCGAGTGGGCCTGCCCGGCTCGCGGTTGACGACCTCGTTGGGGTACAGCAGGTTGCGCAGCTCCGGCTTGTTGCGGCAGCTGCGTTCGATCGCCGCGTCGTCGCCGCGGTGCCGCAGTGCGGTCGCGACGGCGCGCAGGCCGGCCTCGGTGTCGGTGTAGGCCGGGAACGTGACGGAACTGACCTCGATCAGCCGCACCTCGGTGATGCGGCGCACGTCGACCTCGATCGGGTCGTCGTACCCGGCGACCTCGATCTCCTCGGTGGTCCACGTGTCCTTCACGACGTAGAACCCGAAGGACATCCCTGTGATGTTTCCGTTGCGGATGTTGGCCTTGAGGTCGTTGACGTAGGACAGATTCGTGTCCAGCGCCGAGTCGACGGTCACGCCACGCTGCTCCTCAGCCAATAGCAGCGTGCCGGCCGACACGCGCGACACCACGTAGTAGGAGTCGTGGTCGATCAGCTTGCGGGCGTCACCCTCTCCGAGCGTCTTCTTGCACGCGCCGGGCGCGATCTCCTCGTAGAAGCCCCACCGCAGCGGGTTGCCGATCGCGGTGCGGGAGTTGTAGACCACGGCCGTGCCGTGGAACCGCTCCGCGCCGTCACCATCCGCGCGGATGTTCACGCCCGCCACCGACAACGGCAGGCTGCGACGCTCTTCCTCAGTCGTCGTCAGGGTCATCGCCGTCCTCTTCGTCCTCGTCCGCAACGGACGCCTTGGTGGATGCCTTGCCCTGCTTCGGAGTGCTTCCGAGCGGCGCCATGTTCAGCGGCTGCAGGTAGGTGTCGCCGCCCTCGACCGGCGGCTCGTTCTCCTTGTGGCGGATGTCGTTCGCGCTGTACGCGCCGACCTCGCGCATGACCCGGTAGAACTCCGCGCGCGCCTGCGAGTCACCACGCAGCAGACCCTCGACGGCGTACTCGCCGTACTCGTCGCCGAACAGCAGTTCCTTGGTGATGCGCTCCTCGGTCGGTGTGAGCCACACCGGCGTGAGGTCGAACTGCACGAACCCGAGCGCCTGCTGCTCCAGCCCGGTGCCCCACGAGGTGCTCTTGCTGCTCTCCATCAGCAGGAACGGGGGGACGCCGAACATGCGGGCGATCTCGTAGATCTGAAACACCCGTGACTCGAGGAACTGCGCGTCGCGGTAGGGCATCGTCAGCGACTGGAACTTCGCGTCGGAGTCGAGCACCGCGACGTCGTAGGCGTTGTTGACGCCGGAGACCTTGGCCCGCCACTGCTCCTTGAGCTGCTTGGCCTGGTCGGGGTCGAGCCGCTGCTCGGTCTGCAGAATGCCGGAGAGCATCGCGCCCTGACCGAAGAACTTCGCGCCGGCCTTCTCCGCGGCCACCGACAGCCCGATGCACTGCGCCGCCATGCGGATCGGCGAGATACCAGTGACGCCGTCGTAGCCGAAACCGGGGATGTGCAGGATCTCCCGCGACGTCATCGGGTGCATGACGCCCCAGTCGTCGACGACCGAGAAGATCTTGCCGCTGGGCAGGTCCGTCGTGGATGGCACCTTGCCGACCTGTACCCGGTCCGGGGTGATCGGCCACAGCTCGACGACCTGGCCCGCGCGGTTGCGGACCTTCTGCGTGTAACTGTTGCCCCACAGACACCGCGAGCCGTAGCTGTGCCGCCACAGCTCGGACCGCGTCATCTCCGGGTGCGGGTCGCGCAGCAGCTTGTTCTTGACCCGCTTGCGGGTTATCTCGTCCTGATAGATCCGCAACGGCAGCGACGCCGAGACGAACGAGATCAGCGTGACCGCCCGCCACACCGCCGGCATGTGCAGCGCCGAGCGTTCCGACACCTGCACACCCGCGTCGGTGCGGGCACCACCGAGCCACTCCACCAGCGACGCGGACGTCAGCGGCACGGCCGGGTTCTCCGGGCTGGCCCGCATCGACGTCACCGTGCGCGCGACCGCGCGTCCCAACGTCACCGCGCACCACCGGCCACCGCGACGTCAGCCGCGTCCACCGGCTCGTCCTCGGGTGTCTTCGCGGCCGCGCGGAACGCCCGCCAGGCGGCCGAGACGCTCGCGCCGACGGCGGCCGCAAGGCGCATGTCCTTGCCCGGCTCGCGCGTGTTGGCCCACAGCACCAGAAGCACCGCGGCGCCGAGCAGCACCAGCGGCGCCCACACGAACCACAGAAACGCCACCGCCAGCCCGTAGCCGACGGCCTCGACGAAGTTGGTCAGCACGGCAGACCTCCGAATCAGTACAGGTTCGGCGGGCCTGCCGCCTTGACGATCTTGTCCACCCGTGCCAGGTGCGCCCACCGCGCCAGCGTCACCGCCACAAGCGGGCTGATATCGCCGTTGGAGACCTTGCGGCCCCACGCGTAGGTGTCGCCCAGGGGCCGGGAGATTGCGTTGCCCATGGCGCTGTTAAGCGCCGGTTGGTCGCGGTGCCGCAGCTTGTCGTTGCGGCAGGAGTCGGTGAAGTCACCGCACGCGGCCGCGACGTCCAGCATGGACGCGACCACGAGCTCACCCTGCCGCGGCTCGTCCGGCTTGGCCGGCGGGCGCAGGCCTGCCTTGTCCAGCTGCATCAGCAGCGTCACGCTCGGCCCGCGCGCGTCGATACCGAACGCGACCGGGTTCCACCGCTCCCGCAGCCCGAGAAGGAAGTCGACGAGCCATTCGGTGCCCTCGCGGTGCGCGATCAGCTCGACGTGCCCGAGCTCGTCGCCGCGCACGCCGTACATGGCGACCGCGGCATAGCGGCGATCCGGGGTGATGTCCACACCGAACGCCACCGGGTCACCGGCCTGCGAGTGCTCGTCCGCGAGCGCCGGCCACACCTCGGCCGGCACGTTCGGATCGGTCTTGACCTTCCGGTCACGGGTGACGTTGAGGTACGCGCGGTCGAACTCTTCCGGCTTACCCTCGCCGACGAGCTGCTCCAGCCTCGACTGGATCCGCTCCACGGTGACGGTGTGGCCCAACGCCGGCATGCACGAACCCCACGTCGTCGGGTCGTTGCGGTCGTAGACGCCACCCTCGACGGTGAAGTCGAAACACGCCGTCTTCGACGACAGGCCCGACTCGACGATCGAGTGCGCCGCCGCGCGCTTGCCGTTGACGTAGAGCGACTTCTCGGTGCCCGCGGTGGACACGACGTAGAGCTGCGGCTGCTTGCGCGTGATCATCGCCGGTTGCATCGCGTTCTCGGTGCGCGAGTCCTCCTGCGAGAACGCCTCGTCGATCGTGCCCATGTCCAGGGTCGGACCGTGACCGGCGGTCTCGGTGTTCGAGGTGATGCCCCACTTGGACCGGTTGTGGAACTTGATCGCCTCGGACCCGTTGCGCAGCACGATTTTCCGGATGCGCTTGTTGATCGACGGCGCCGCCTGCAGCGCCGGCACGTGCTCGTCTTCCCACTTCTCACGAGCGGCGTTGCGGGTCTGCGCGGCGTAGAGGATGTTCTGCTTGGGCCAGGCGCTCGCCCGCCACGCCATGATCGCGAGCTCCAGCGTCGTCTTGCCCGACTGCCGGGGCACCATCAGCAGGATCTGGTCGTACCACAGCAAACCCGTGTACGGGTCGACCTCCAAAGACACGTCTGCGACGTACCTTTGCCACGGCATGAAAGGCGTGCCGAGCGAGGCCGCGAACTTCGCTGCCTTGGACCCGTAGGTCTTGCGCGTCAGGTCGCGCGGGGTGCCCCACTTGGGAATGCAGTGCAGGCCGTAGAGCTCTTCGAGCTGGGCCCGCAGGAACTCAGTCCGGGTCTCCAGCGTCGTCAAGATCATCCTCCTCGGCGGGAGGCCTCTGCCGCGAGGACGTGAGCTCGTGCAGCGTGTGGCGCAGCTCGCGCGTCAGCGACGGCAACTTCTCCGAGCCGGTGTCGATCTCGCGGGCCAGCGCGTACGCGACCTCCACGAGCGTCGGCTCGAAGTCCTCCAGCTCGTCGAACAGCTCGACGTCCGCGCGCACCTGGTCCTGCACCGGGCCGGAATGCTTGCGCCGCTCACACGACGGGCACGGCGGCGCCTGGTCGAGACCGAGCATCGAGGCGTGCTCGCCGAGCAGCTCGGCCACCGTGGTCTTCATGGCGCGGGCGAACAGCGCGAGCTCATCGACGGTGACCTCACGCCGGCGAGCGCCATCCTTGTCGCGTCGGCCGGTCTCGATGTAGCCGACCACCGCGGCGCTCATCGCCTGCGGCGCACCGGCGTCCCAGAGCTCGACGGCGAGCTCCTCGCGAGTCATGCCCTGGCGCTTGCGGTAGTCCCTGATCGCGGCGGCTATCGCATCGCTGATCACGGTGATCCGATCACTCATCGCACCGATCACCCCCAGCCGTTCGTGATCTTCGGGGGAGAAATCTTGGGAGGGTTGGGCGCGGGGTCTCCCTGCCGACCCCTTCCGACTTCCCACACCCCCTCCCACCTGCGGAAACTGTTTCCGCAGGTCAGAGTGGGTGCGACGGGGTCAAGCGAGGGTCGACGTCACCAGCTGCGCGACGTGCCAAGCGAGGCCTGCGCGTCGGCCTGGCCGTGCGGGTCGGACCGCGCGTACCACTGACGGATCGCCTCGGTCGTGCCGCGCGGGCGACCGTCCACAGTGGCCCGTCGAAGGCACTCGGCCAGGCCCGGATCGAGCAGCCGCACCTCGGCGCCGAGCCGTCGCGCGAGGGCGTTGCGCTGTGCTTGCCGGGGCAGGCACCGCACCACGTAGGCGGTACCGGTGAAGTCACCGGCCTGCAGCCGCGCGAGCAGTGCCCGCATCCGCAGCTCGGCCAGCCGGGTCACGTACCTGCTGTGCATGTGGTTGCGGGGACTGCCGAGCTGGCGGGCGATCGCGTCCCGGTCGACCAGCAGGTCGTCGGCCTGGGCCAGCTGCAGCGCCAGCGTGGTCTTGCCCGAGCACGGTGGACCAGCGATCAGCACCACGCGCGGCGACATCACCACTCCCGCGAGGTCTTGAGGTCGGGCTTGTGTGGACGGTTTCCCTTGCTGGAGTTGCACGAGCGGTGCGCCGAGCGGGAGTTGTCCAGCGTCGCCGGGCCACCGCGCGAGAGCGGGACGACGTGGTCGACCGTGAAGCTCATCCGGTCGTTCCACGGCAGGTTGAGGTTGATCGGCTTGCCGCACAGCCAGCACCACGGCATGTGCTCACGAAGGTGGGCGACGATGCGCCGGTGTGGCCGGCCTTTGCGTCCCGCTGTCTCCGCCACGCTGTCCACCCCCGGACAGCAGGAAGCCCCGGTTCCGAGAGGCTCGGGCCGGGGCTTCGGGTGCGGTGTCCAGTGCAGACACGTCACCAACTTGGATCACGTTACGTTGCGTGCTGATCAGCGCGCAACACTAGGTCCATCTCGGCGCGTCGCGATGGCTGCACGGTAGCGGCGCAGCTGCTCGACCTGGTCCGGTGTCCAGCCGTGCCGCGCGGCTACCTCGTGCATTGCATTCGGGCCGCCGCAGACCCAATCGTGCTCGTGCTGCTCCTCGCACTCCCACCCGACGAACACGCCGTAGAGCCACGCGTCTCGGCGGTCGTGCCCCCAATCGCGTGCGTCGTGGCACATCAGCCCGTGCACGCGTTCGAGCGCCTCGGCCAGGACGTCGGCCTGCTCGGTCTTGGCGGCCTGCAGCTGGGCGCGGGTGGCCTCGACTTCGGCCAGGTCCCACAACCGTTTCCGTGGTTCGCCGTACTGGGCCCAGCGGTAGCGCGACGCCCACGAGCGCACGGTGGGCTCGGCGACGCCGTACTCGGCCGCGATGGTCTTGGTGTCGACGAGCTGCTTGCGAGGTTTGATCATGCTGGTGGCCCTGTCGGTGTTGATCCGGTTGCGCGGTCCCAGTCGTCGGCCGCCTCGATCTGTGATGCGAGGCGTCGCCAGTTCTCGCGCGGCCAGCCCTTGCCGCAGCGCGGGCAGCCGAGGTGATCGGCGTCGGGGCGGACCATGAGCAGGTAGCCGCAGCGCATCCCGTCGAGGTACTCGGGGCAGCGGCCGAGGCGGGCTTTGCCGCGGGACTCGTGCGCCACGTCGCGCAGGACCGTCGCGACGTTGGTCAGCTCCCACACCGCCAGCCCGGCGAAGTCCTGCTTGCACAGCCAGTGCCACCACCTGCGCAGGACCATGACCGAGGGCCACCTGCCCGGCGGCGGCACCGGATAGAACTGGCCGAGGTCAGCGCACACCCGGTCAGCCCAGTGGTTCACCACCATCTCGAAGTCCTCGGGCTCACCTCTGCGCGTCGCGATCGAGCGCCAGTCGAACACGGCGAGCACGGCGTCATCGGCCGGGCTCATCGATCGCGGGACCGACGACGAGCGGCCGGAGTCGCTGCCGCGCTTGAGCAACAGCGACTCCGGGTCCGTCCACAGCGCGTGGGCGATCCGCTCGATGTCGTCCAGGCCGACCATCCCCTCACGCAAGCACGGCTCGCACACCCGGAAACCGGGCAGCGCGAGACGGCCCACGCCAGGGTGAACCGCGCACGGCTGCGATTGCCGACCGAGTGGATCGAGAGTCACCAACGCGTCACCACGCGGGTGATCGCTCGGCAGAGACGGGCCAGGGCGCCGGTGTCCGCGGGCAGCTGGTTCCCGGCGGTCGTCGTGGTCAGCATCTTCGCGCGGGCGGGCGGCAGCAGCTGCTCATCGACGTCGAAGATGCGGGCCATGTCGGACACCGTGAGCGCGGTGTCGTCATGAGTGTGGGTCTCGTCGAGCACCGTGATCACGGCGGCCGGTGTGCGGGCGGGCAGCGGCAGCAGGCCGCGGGCGCGCGCGACGGCGGCGTGAGTACTGCCGCAGAAGTCAGGGTCCATCCATGGCAGCACGAGCTCGGCGCACTCGGGCAGTCGGCATTGGGCGTTGCTGGTCATCGGTTCCTCCTGCGGCGGCGGGCGGTGCCTTCGGTTCAGTGGCGGCCGTGGCGGACGACGCGCGTCCACGTGGGTCTGCCGCCTTGTGGGCAGGTCTTGCGGTGCGGGGTGTGCAGGCGTTGCCCGTGTGCGCGGGCGGCCGGGATCTGCAGGGCGTCGAGCGGGTGACAGCGCGGGCCGCGGTCGTCGACGGAGAGCACGAGGTGCCCGTCGGCGCTGGGCTCGGCGTCGATCGGGCTCTCGACGTTCTTGCGGGTGAGCGCCCACACCACCGGGGCGTGGCACCAGCCGCACGGCACCCGGTGCTCGGCGATGTCGCGGCGCACCTGCTCGACGGGCAGCAGCCGCCGGCTTGGCGGTGGCGGTGCGGACGGTTCGGGCAGTGCCGGGTGGGCGCCCTCGGGGAAGGCGGCGTCGGCGGCCGCGACGCGACGCCAGCAGCCGGGGCCGGTGCGAGGTTTGCCGTGCGGCACGTGGCACGGCTCGTCGTAGTCGGCGCCGCAGCCGTCCGGTGCCGGGCAGTCGGTGCGGTGGATCTCGTGCTCGGCACGAGGCGGGTGACGGTGCGGCTTGACGCAGTCGTGGCCAGCCGGCGCGCCGCAGCCGAGGGGCAGCGGTGGGCAGGCCACGCGGCGCAGGTGTTCCTGTTCCTGCAGCAGCTCGTAGGTGCCCTGGTCGTGTGGGTGTCTGCGGGTCATCACGGTGGGCCTTCCTGTCTGGGTGCCGCCGGAGGCGGAGTGATCGGAGTCGGGGTGAGGCGAGTGCCGCGGTGGTAGATGTCCGGGCTGCTGCTGTCGCGTGCCGGTTGGGTGTCCAGCGGTGAGGCCCGAGGAGCAGAAGAGCGCGGCTGCCCGACCCATCCCGGACCCTCCGCAGGGCCTGTTCCGCGTTGTTGGTGTTCGTGTTGTGGCTGTTCAAGGGCGTCGTTGACCGTGATGTGGTCGTTTGTCCCCGGTTGTGGATCAGGTTGTGGATCACTGTTCGAATCAGCGACGTGATCACCAGCGAGTTCGTGATCGGTTGCTGTTTCGTCGGTGATCGGTTGGTGATCGGGAAGGTCGAGCAGCACCTGCCCGCTTGCCCGCCACGCGGCCTTCTCGTCCTCGGTGGGCTCGGGCAGCAGGACCATGTCCGCTTCGGCGGGCGTGCGGTGTCCCTTGTGCTCGTTGCACCGTCCACACGCGACGACCAGGTTGATTCCGTCCGCACCCGCCACGAGATCCGGATCGACGTGGTCGTAGGTGAGGACCTTGCGGCGGTCGCGGGACCGGCCGGCCTTGGGCAGCAGCACCCCGGAGCGGCAGTAGCGGCAGCAGCCGCCGTCGCGCTCGTAGACCAGCGCCTTGAGCTTGCCGTTGCGCAGGTCGGCCTTCTGGCCCCTGTTGCGGTCGTTCTCCTTGCGGCTGGGGTTGCGCTTGAGGAACTCGTGCAGCCGGTACTCGAACCCGGCGATCCAGGTGTCACCGAGGCACTCGCACTTGTCGCCGGCCTTGTGCAGCTTCGGCGCCATGCCGAGCACAGGCATGGTCAGCAGCACTAGAACGCGCTTGCTCGTCACGGCCTGGCGCACCGCGGCGCCGGTGACGTAGCCGTCGTGACGCACCAGCGATGCCTTGGCCATCAGCCGGTGGTAGCTGGCCTGCAGCGAGTCGATCAGCGCCTGCTTGCCCTCGGCCAGAACCGTCCACTCCGGGTCGTCGGCGAACGTGTCCGTGGTCAGGTAGTACGGCATCAGCTCACCGGCCTAGAGGTTGTGCGCACGCGTGTGTCCTTTCAGGACGGTTGCCGGTGGATATGCGTGTGCGGCGGACGGCGCCTCGGGGAAGAGGGCACCGGCCGCCGCGGCGGGTGGGTGGGGTCAGTACGGGGGCTCGTCGACGAACGCGAACGCCACCAGGCTCAGCGCGGCCTCGTCACGTTCCGGCGAGTCGAACACCTCGTACTCGGCTACGTGGGCGTCAGCGCAGCCCGCGCAGTCGCAGCCGTTCGGGTGCGGCTCGCACGCCGGGCACCCGCTGTCGCTGCACGCGTAGCAGTCCGGCTCCTCCTTGGGCAGTCCGGGTTCGTCGTCCCAGTCCAGGTACTCCTCGTTGCAAGCGTGGTCCGGGTTGTCGCAGCACTCGTAGCTCATCGGAACCCGTTGTTCTTGCAGCGCTGCAGCTGCTCGTCGATCTCCAACCGGAGCGCGGCGGACATGGCGACGGTGCGGTCGATCACCTCGACGTCGTCGAGCAGCGCGATGTCGTCGAGCTGCCGGGGCGCGGACACCACGACAGTGCTGTCGATGTGCAGGCCCAGCGCCTCGACGAGCGCAGGGCCGTGCGCGAGCGAGTCGACGAGCAGCACCGTGCCGTAGCGCGGGCCCAGTCGAACGACGTTGAACGGTTCGGCCGAGTCCGCAGAGACCTGCTTCGGCAGCGTGGCCGCGACGACGTCGCAGATCTGCGCGAGGAAGTCACGGTTGAGCCTGCCGCGCATGCCGGGGTTCTGGTCCAGTGCACCGATGAGCTCGGCAAGCACAGCGTGCGCGAGGACGCTGCCGGGCTGCCACTCGTGGTGGGCGGTGTCTAGGCGGGCGGTGACGGCTGCGACGACGCGTTCGGCCAGCTCGGATGCCTCAGGCCCGGAAAAGGCCTGGGCGAACCGGATTTGCTCCTTGATCGCCTCGTAGACGCTGGCCTTCATACGCTCGGCGACCGAGCGCACCTCGACGTCGCGATCGAGGATCTTGCCACGCAGCTGGTCGGGGCTGCTGACCACGAGCGTGGTCTTGCGGTTCAGCGAGGCTGCGCGCACGGCGTGGTGCCCGCTGGGCTGGCTGTCGGCGATCAGCACGGTCGCGATGTGGGACATCACAGGTCTCCCGGTTCGATGCGTGGCCCGGCGAGCACGGCCTGGGCGGCGAGGCGGGCGAGGTTGTCGACCCGGTTGAGCGCGGAGTCGTTGACGTTGCGCAGCGGCTGGGACGGGTCGCCGTTCGGGCTGCACCTCGCCCACGTGCTGAGCACGGCCACGACCGTGGCGACCGGCGGTTCGCCGAACAGGTCGGCTACCCAGGGCGCGGGCAGCCCGACGCACGCGTTCTTCGGCAACTGGTCGGCGGCGGTGTGCGACACGGACACCTTCACGCCACCGTCGACGACAACCAGCCCACCGACCGGCCACGTAGCCGGACGGCCGGCCTGTCCCTCAGGAACGGCGGTCAGGGCGAGGTCGTAGTCCACGAGGACCTCGGCACACCAACCACAGCGCTGCCTCAGCAGCTGTCCGATCTGGACGTCGAGCCCCGCGATGTGCACGACGCCGTGCTCGAACGGGTCGCCGGTCGGTTCGATGGCGGTCAAGGGGTGTCTCCTCGGTCGTTGCGGTAACGGTTGGTGCGCTGGGCTTCGCGCTGCTGGTGGCGCTCGTGCTGGACGTCGCGCAGCACGAGCTCGCCGCGTACGGCGGGCAGTCCGAGCGCGCCGATGTCACGCTCCGGCGCGGGGTCGTCGCGCCTCTCGGCGAGTACGGCCATCACCACCAGGGCGGCGATGACCACGGCGGCGATCACGCCGACGATGAGCCAGTTCACTCGTTCTCCTTGGGGCGCAACAGGTCGGTGACAGGCATGTGCTCGGCGAGCCGCTTCGCGACGGCGTGCAGTGGGTAGTCGTCGCGGCGGTCGATCTCGATCACGCGCACGCGCAGGCGTCGGTTGGCCGCCTTGTGCAGCGCGACGAACGCCTCGCGGGACAGCCAGGACGGCGCGTCGAGCCAGCTGGTGACCCGGCCTGCGAGGATGCGGCGGGCCATGTGGGCGACATCGAGGTTGTCGACGACCACGTCGACAACGTGGCCCGGCGGGTAGAACTGCAGCCCGCGGCCGACCGCGAGCGCCAACAGTGCCCGCACCGGCCAGGTTCCGCCGAGGTCGTCCGAGCCCTTCTGATGCCAGCCGGCATCGGTGAGCGCGGCCCAGCCGACGGGGCGGCCGTTGTCTGGGCGCCGCCCGGTACCGACAGTGAGCACGTTCCCGCGGCCGCGCAGGTGCTCGGGCAGCGCTAGCTGGCCAGCCTGCACCCACAGCGACGTCTCTCCCCAGAACCGGATCACAGCCGGGGCGCCGAACACGTGCTTGACGGCGGTCACCTCGTCGACGTCGCGCACGAGCTCCCTCGCGGCCGCGAGGGCGGTGTCGCGGGTGTCGCCGCGGCCCTGAAACCGTGACCGGTTCTCGCGCAGGCACACGCAGTCCACCGACCACAGCCACGCTCCGGACACGGCGCTGCCCAGCGAGATCTGCAGTGAGTGACGGCCCGCCAGGTGCCGCACGGCGCGACGCACGGCGGCGACCGGCCGGCTAACCACGTGCACCGACGGACGGCAGCGGTCGGATCAGGCCGAGTTCGTAACCACGGCGGACGGCGTGGGTGCGGTCGCGGACGCCGAGCTTGGGGAACAACCTGGCCGCCCGCTCCTGGACGATCGCCTCGGTCACGCCCGTGTGCGGCCCGATCTCGCGGTAGGTCCGGCCCGTGGAGATGAACGCGAGCAGCAGCAGCTCGTCACTGGTCAGGTCGACCCGGTCCGTGCTGGGCGGCACCGTCAGCCAGCCGCGGTACACCGCGATCGACACGGCGTGTGAGCGGTCGCGGGCACCGATGCGGCGGTAAAGGCGGCGCATGGTCGCCCGCACGGTGTCCTCGGCGATCCCGAGCGCGTCCGCGGCCTGCAGGTAGCTCTTGCCTCGCGACATCTCGTCGAGCTGCTGCAGCTCGCGGGGCGTCGGTTCGATGGATGCCTTGCGCGGGCTCATCGCCGCTCACCCCCGGCGGGCGTGAGCAGGCCGTGCTCGAACCCGAGACGGATCGCGTGCGGCCGAGATCGGGCGCCGATCCTGCGGTACAGATCGCGTGCCAGCTTGCGGACGTAGTTCTCCGCAAGCTCCAGCCGCTCGGCGATCTGGTCGCTCGTCTTGCCGTGCGACATCAGCTCCAGCACCTGCCGCTGACGCAGGCTCGGCGTGCCCGGCAACGGGTTCACGTTCGACGGGGTGAGCAGCTGCCGCTCGAACCCGAGCCTTACCGCGTGCCCGCGGTTCTCGGCGCCGAGCCGGTCGTACATCCGCTCGACGCGCCGCCGGGCGGTGGATGAGGAGAGCGCGAGGTCGGCACTGATTTCGCGGTCGGTCAGGCCGCGTGAGATCAGGTCGAGGACCTCCTGTTCCTCGACCGGTGTGGGCGTCGAGGACGTCGACGACCGCACCGGCGTGCTCGTGGCGGTCATGGCCTCACCACTACGGCCGACGGCACCACCGCGGTGACGGGCGGCTGCGGCTGCACACCGGTCGCCGGAGCGGACGGCTCGACGGGCGAGAGCTCGTCGCAACCGGACAGCACCAGCACCACGGCGGCGACGGACGCCAGCAGCGCGAGCCGCGGAAAGCAGCCCCGCCCCTTCGTCGACTCGGAGTCGTTGGCCCACGTGTCCCCGGCGCTCATCGGCCAGCCGTCACGGTCGCCTCGGGCGGGGCGAGGAGTTCGGCCTCGTCCACCGCGCCGCCCAGCCCGCGGACCTTGTTGAGCAGGTACAGGATCGTCTCCTGCTGGCGCGTGACCTGCCGCTGCGTCGCGGCCAGATCGGCGATCGCCGCGCCGCGGTTGGTCATCGCGTCGAAACGCTGGTCGCGCAGCCGCGCGTTGTGCGCGCGCAGCTCACCGATCGTGGTCGACGCACGCCCGTAGGCCTTGTTGCGGTCGCGGAGTTCGATGCGCAGGTGGTCGCGCTCGTTGGTCAGCGAGTCGCGGTCCGTCTTGTGCTCGGCCACGGCGTCGGCGTAGAGGCCGGACAGCGTCTCCCACGCCAGCCCGACCGTGCGGATCTCGGTGACCATCGCGGCGATCAGCGGCCCGAAGACCTCGTTGTGCACGCGAGTCATGTGCCCACGCCAGAAGGGACTTCCGGCCTCACCGTCGAGCACCTGCAGCGCACGCTCGACGAGCTCGGCGTCGGCTGGCACCTCGACACCCATCGCCTCGGGCAGCGCGACCAGAGCCTGCTCGGCGGCATGCGCGTGGATCGCGTTGCGGTCGAGGGCGACCTCGGTGCCGCAGCCGCTGCACCGGTCGGGGTCGAGCAGCGAGCGGGTGCTGTGGATCTGCACCGTCACGATCAGCTTGGCGATGCGCGCCGCCCGCACGTCGGGCGTCGGCTGCTCCAGGCTGGGACGGATTTGAACGGTCATGGTCACCACATCCGGGACAGGAGGTTGGACAGGAACAGCACGAGGTCGACCAGCGCGCTGGGCACGATGAGGAGGTGGAAGCCGCCGGTCGCGGCGACGCCGATGACTGCGGCCGCGAGCAGTACGGCCAGGGGCGCGATCTGCTCGACGTCGTCGACGACCTGCGCCAGGTCAGGCTCGTGCTCGAGCGGCGTAGTCACGGGGCCCACCACCGGTGGCGGCGGTCGGCCCAGATGAGCAGGCACAGCACGATGCACATCGCCAGCGCACCGGCGACGAACCCGCCGAACGTCGGGTCGGCCTCGCGGGCGCCGAGCTCCATACCGACCAGCCACGCGACCGCGAGCGCGACCGCAGACCAGAACGCCGGCTGCAGGATCGAGCCCAGGCACTCCAGCACGTCGAGCAGGAACAGCAGCACCGCCCGCAGCACCGCGGCCGCCGACACGGTCCCGACACCGGGCCGGGTCACCGCGATCACGACGCGCCACCGGCGTGACGGTCGGTCGCTTCGGCCCTGGCGACGCCCGCCACGAGCTCGGCCCGCAGCCGCTCCAGAGTGGCCATGCATTGGTTGATGCCCTCGACCGCGACAAGCGCAGACCGCCGCGCGGACATGGCGTTGTCGTTGTCGCCATCGGAGTGCCAGTAGCCCGCGTTCATCCGAACGTGCTCGACCAGCTCGGCGACCTCGACCAACGAGGCCTGCCACAGGTCGTGCTGGCTGGTCGAGATCACCCTGAGATCGGTGACCAGCGGGCTGACGCGGTCGCCCCCGGCGGTCTCGACCCAGACCCGCGCTCCTGGTTCTTCGCCGGCGTACTCCTCGACCTCGGGCGGGTCAGCCACCACCCCGGCGCGGCCCAAGAGCGTTCCGCCGACGATCTCGACACGCGTGCCGGCGACGAGCTCGGGAGAGGCCTGCGCGGGCTCGACTACCGCGGCGTTCGCCGGAGCGTCGCCGCTGGTGGCGGCCGGTTCCGGGGTGGGCTCGACGAGGGCCTGGTCCTCGTCCTCGACGATGTCGTCGTGCTCGGCCTGGTCCTCGTCGACCTCGACGGGCGCGGCCGGGACGACGAGCTCGTCGGGGTCGATCGTCGCGGCCAGCAGCACGCCGGCGTGAGCGTCGAGCGCACGGGCGCCGTGCATGAGCAGCCGCTGCAGCAGTGGCGAGCCGGACCGCGCGGCGAACGCGCGGCACAGCTCGGCCAGGTCCTGATCAGCGGCGGCCGCGGCCGCCATCGCGCCGGCACCGCCACCGGGTGCGTGCATCACCGCGCGCAACGTCCGCTCAGCCGCCTCGGCCTGGGCGACGAGCGGCTCCTGCCACTTCGGCACGGTGACCATCAGGCACCGTCCATCAGCGCGAGCTCGCGCTGCATCGCGTCGACGACCACGTCGAGCAGGCGCGCGGTGGACTCGGCGAACTCGCGGGCCGCGCTGCCGTCGCGGTAGGACGACACCGCCGTCGCTGCGGCGTGGGACCACGCGCGGTGAGCGCGCAACCGGGCCACCGCTGCGGCGCGCTGCTCGACAGGGCCGCGTGGCGGCTGCTCGACGGCCTGACGCTCCAGCCCGGTGGCGACCAACCGGCAGCGGATGACGTTGCGCATGGCTTTGCTGCGCACGGCCCGGCTCACAGGGCACCGTCCGTACCGGTCGACGTGGTAGGGCCGTCGGTCTCGATCGCGAGCTGCTGGTCGACGCGCGACACCGACAGCACCGCGACGGCGGATTCCAGCACGGCGAGCAGCGCCACCGGCAGCGCCGCGCTGGTCGGCAGCTTGGCGTAGGCGCTGAACACGCCGGCGATCGACTCACGCTCGCTGTAGCTCAGGTGACCCTTGGCGATCCGGCGCGCTGCGGCCGCGGCGAACTCGGGGCGTACGGCGTCGCCGCGCTCGGCGGACTTCCTGGTCAGTTCGTCGCTTACGGGCTCGGCCGCTGCGTGCGACAGCGCGCCGTTCAGCTCGTCGACGACGGCGGAGAGCGTCGCGAGGTCGGCCGCCGTCGGTTTGGTCAGCGATGCCTGCATGAGCTGGTGCACGGGCGTGCCGTTGCGGTGCTTACCGCCTGGCCGCTTGGGCAACGGCACCGCGGACGGGGAAGCGACCAGGAGGCACGGCTCGAACGGCAGCTGCACGTCCGGCCGCGCGGGCTCGACGTCGGGTAGCTGGCCGGTGGTGAACCAGCGGCTCGGCCGGTTGTCGTCAGGCTGGGGGTCAGGTGAGATCATCGTCGTGGGCACGAGAGGGTCCTTCTCTCTGGTCACGGGCCGTCCGATCGCGCCGGGCCTGGCGCGCGGGCGGCCCTTCTGCTGCTGGAATCAGGCGGGTTTTGGGTCGGCTTCGAGGCCGATGAACGCGATCACGTCGTGGGTGGCAACGCGGTAGCCGTTTCCGACTCGCTTGACGGCGACCGGGTAGCGCCCGGTCTGCGCCAGGCGGTAGCCGGTCGAGCGCTTGAGGCTGAGTGCCTTGTTTGCTGCGTCGAGGGGGATCAACGCGGGCAACGCCCGGATCTCGTCGGGCGTCATTTCGAGACGCTCGCGATGGCGACGGACCCGAGGATCGCCGTCTGTGGCACCGCCAGGACTTCCGCGATGCCCTTCACGAGCTGCGGACCGGCGTTACGCCGGTCGTTTTCCACGTTGCGCAGGTGGTCCTCGTGAACCTCGATGCCGAGCTCGGCGAGCCCGCGCACCATGTCGCGAACGCTGAGGCCGGTGCGTTCGCGGATGGCGCGGATTGCGGCGCCGTTGGTGGGAGTGGAGGTCGGGGGCATGACGAGAACCATAGGACGGGATCAGGCGGGTTTCAAGTAGGAAACCTGTAAGGACGGGCTGGAATAGTGCTGGAAACCGACCATGATCCAGTATTCGCAGGTCAGATCATGCATACTTTGGCGTGAAACCCGCCTGATCCCGTCTAGACACGTGCGGCTCCATACGAGACCATCGACGTATGGACGAGGCGGGGAACGACTGGGATCGACTCGCGAGGGTCGGAACCGCTTGGCGAAGCGAGAACCTGTGGACGCAGACGCAGGTCGCCACTCGTGGTGGCTTGTCGTTGGATCGGGTGCAGGCGCTTGAAGCAGGCAAGGCGCCAGGGGCCAGGGGGGCAACGCTCACGAAGTACGAGACCGGGCTGATGTGGGCCCCTGGTTCAGCGCGGGTCGTTCTCCGTGGCGGTGACTTCACGCCGCTTCCTGATGTGCCGAGGCCGGCCGTTGCGGAGGCCGCTGACGTCGCGGCGGATGAGCAGAAAGCGGTCGACCTGTTGCGCACAGTGCGTGACCTAGTTGGGTCGGAAGCTTTCCGTCGTGCCGCTCAGCGGGTGATCAACGAAGGTTCGCCTAACCAAACGGGTCCTACGTAGCGTAGGAGGCGCGGTAGTTAGCTGCCCTAAACGGGTGCTGATTCCAGTTCGTGAGGGCTGGTCGGTAACGAGATGAGGGGATGTATCTATACGCGAATTAACTGGCCTTCCACTGGGGGAGGACTCCTAGCTTCTATTTGGAGGCGAACGGATGTCGTCAATCCGTCGTACTGCACGTGTTGTCGCCTCAGGCGCATCCATGCTGACGGTCCGGAAATCCATTCTCACTGCCGCACTCGTGCTATCAGTCATTCTTGCCGCCGATGTGCTATGCGCATTTATCGTGGGCAGGCTATGGGACGAGGGTCCGCGATGGTGGATCTACGTCACGACGGTGGCGACGTGGCTCGGTTTCTTGATCGTGCGCACTGGTGACGAGATTCAAGCGACGGCTGCAGCAGATCGACGAGTGGTACTCGCCCGCGTAGATCGCGGGGGGCGCTCGTCAGCGGACGACACCGAGTCGAGCTCAGAGCAATAGTCATTTGAAGCCATTTAGAGGCCAGCCCGATGGGTTCGCCTCAGTTGAGCGCGCTCGAAAGGGTGCAGATGAAAGAGACAATATCCAAGAGATGTGGATGCCGTGACGAAGACGGCAAGCAATTGAACAGTCAATGCCCAAAGATGGATCCACCCCGTCACGGTCTGTATCAAACTCGGTTCGAAATACCTCCTCGAAAGGACGGCACCCGTCGAGCATTCTCGCGCGGCGGATTCAAGAGCGAAGCCAAAGCCGTCGAAGTTCGCGACGACGTGCGCGCACTCCTAACCCTCGTCCGCGATGCAGACGCGGCAACGATCACCAGGCTCGCCGACCTCCTTGAGAAGGTCTCGAAGGAGAAGCTGCCCATCCCTAACCGCGACGAGATCTCACGCCGCCTTAATCTGCGGCAGCCACTCACCGAAGAGCTGACTACAGGCGACTACCTGGACCGGTGGGTGGCGCGTCGGAAGGGCAAGAGGCGCACGGGCACTCTGAAGAACAACGAGGGTCACATACGCAATCACCTCAAGCCCGCGCTCGGGCACATCCCGCTCCTGAAGCTGAACAAGTTCGACATCGAAGAGATGTTCGCCAGCATCGGCGAGCGCAACATCGAGATCGCCGAGACCAACGCGCTTAGACGAGGCCTCGTCGACACGCTCAACGACACGCGTAAGCACGCCGCGCGCAGAGCTCTCATGGCGCAGCTCGAAGCCATGCCGCCCTTCCGCCGGGTCACCGGACCAACGACACAGATCCGCATCCTTGCGACGTTGCGGAAGGCCATAGCCGACGCGATTCCGAGCCTGTTGACCGTCAATCACGCCTCGTTCGTCGAGCTCGCAACGGTCTCGCGCCCGAAGCCGATGGTGTGGACCGACGAGCGTGTCGAGCACTGGCAACGCACCGGGGAGAAGCCATGCCCGGTCATGGTCTGGACGCCCCGCCAGATCGGCGTCTACCTGGACCACACGGAGAAGGACCGTCTCGGTCCCATGTGGGCGCTGTTCGTCAAGCGGGGCCTACGCCGCGGTGAAGGATGCGGGTTGCGTGAGGTCGACTTCGAGAAGGCGAACAAGCGGCTCCGGATCGCTGAGCAACTGGTGCAGATGGGGGCAACCACCGAGCTCAGCGCACCCAAGACGCGCAGCGGCGAGCGGTTCGTCGGCCTTGACCTGGACTCGATGAAGGGTCTCGAAGCGCAGAAGCGCAGGCGCGCCAAGGAAAAGCTTGCTTGTGGTCCGGCATGGGTCGAGAGCGGACGGATCTTCACCAAGCCGAACGGGGAGATGCTCTATCCCGAGTGGGTGTCCGAGAGGCACGTACAACTCTGTGCGAAGGCCGGCCTGCCTCCTGTGCGGCTGCACGACCTACGGCACTGCGCGGCCACGGTCATGGCTGCAGCTGGCCTACCCATCGAGATCATTCAAGCGACGCTTGGACACGCTACGGCGGCGATCACTCGTGACACCTACGTTCATCTCTACGACGAAGCCCTTCACGAGGCAGCCGAGCTGAGCGCCAGCATCATCCCGCGAGCGCGAGGTCAACGCGCTCAGCAGGGCTAA